TCATAAAGTGTAGTGTCTTTGGTTGGAAATTCAAAATAATGCATTTACTATCTCCCTTTAATACGCGATACCAACAGAATCACCAACTGACCTACCTTCAATATCTGTATTTGGATATTTTAATTCGAAAATACTTGGATCGAGTGATGGATAAATAATACCATCTTTAGTTGCGTAATTTATATCATATATGTTACCTGAGTATCCATCTGCTTTGTTAAATTTGTTAGTAATCAATAATGGTAATCCGTGTGGATTATCTTCTGCTGGTGGAACAAGTGCACCTATTCCTTCTACTTGTGAAATAACTTGTGCTAATTCTGCAACTATAATTGGTTGATTTATTTGCCACCTATCTACACGGAAATATTCTTTTATAGATTCTATGGCTCTTAAAGTTATTTCATTTTTATTATACCCTCGTCTTGCTATAAAACTAAATTTAATTCCAACATTTATAATCCACGCATTTTTTATATTAATTGCATCCGTTACTAATCTATATTGAGACAAATAAGTTTTTAAATTATTTTTTACTGCTGTATTTAATTGAGTAAGTTTTTTATCCTTGTCATATCCAAGAGTATATAGATTTAATGCCATAGGATTATCTAATTTAGTCTTAGTTGTCACAAGGTCTTTTGACCTAAGTTGTTCTATGTTTCTTTCATCTACAAATATACCTGAACCAGGTGATGACTCTACTTGCATATTTGGAATGTTCAATTGTTCATCTGGTACAATGTATCCTTTTGCAACTGCTCCATATTTGTTACCCATAGCATAAACTCTTGTAATGTAATCTTCTTTTGTTACCACTCTACCTTGTGCTTGAAAATGTGCTAATGCGTTCATCTTAACCTCATCAGCTGATTCTGCGGATTTTCCACCAGTTGCTGGTTGAGGATTTGTAATTGCCACCGATTCTTTGGTAGACACTACAGTTGCTGCAGTTAAATTAGTTTCGTCTATCGTATAGGCTATCTCAGATATATTATTCACACTATTAGCTGCAACATTATCTGATATACCACCACCATATGCATATTTTATAGTAAGAGTAGTATTAGCTGGTGCCTGTCCATATGCCTCTGTTTTAAGAAAGTTAGCAGGATCAAAATATGTATCAAGTTTAGACGGACTACCTGGTAAAGAAGAACCAACCGTACTTGGATTTGGAACTATTTCTTCATCTGGACTATCCGATATACCACTACCAAATCTTAATTCAGTAGTACCATCTTGTCTAATAAAAGTAACAAATCTTCTTGGTGTCTTTTTTAATTTTAAAATATATGGTACGGTATCATTATATTGTGCCAAATCAGGATCATTTGTTGCATTATTTTCTTCTGCAATAAATGTGGTATCTTGTGCTAAATACGGAACTTCATACCAAGTATTATTATCACTATCGGTACAAGATATGATTTCAATAATATTTGGTTTAGATAATTTTATTCTTGGATATGATTCTGCTGAACCAAAATCAAAAGTTTCTGTTGTAACTGTTCCACTACCCAATTTTACTGATTTTTTTAATAAGTAAAGTGAAGGAACATTATTCGATGAATTAACTTCAAACACCTCAATCGTTAAAGGATCAAACGAACTTGAAAATTTAAAATTAACATCTTCTAATGTTCTAAAAATAGTTCCATTAGTTGCTGTTACTTGTGTATTTTCATTTACGGTTAAAGCATAATTCATATTTGGTTTAACATTAGTTCCTGTTCCTGTTGCAGGTACAGTTTGAAAAACATCTGCAGTAGTAAATGATGGTCTTGTAACTTTTGGTTTATATCCATAAACTTGTGCCATTTCGTAGATAGTTTTTTTATCTTCAGCATATGCTAATAACATTTCTTTAAATTGACTATCTACATAATATGAGAGAACATCACCAACATATGATGCCATTTCAATAAACATCATTCCTGGTGATGATTCGTTAAAATCATTATATGTATTTGGATAATAAGTTTTTGCAAACTCAATTAGTCCTTCTCTAAAAGCACCAAAGTCTTTGTTTAAATACCTAACATCCTTTTGGACTCTATTTGCCATTCTTTTTCTCCACTAATTATGTACCCGTAAGAAAACTTAGGGTTATACTATCATGAACCGTTGGACTCATTTTTAATGCGAATTGTAAATCTATATCTAACTGATTTGGTTCAATATCATTTGGATTTACTTCTAATTTTTTAACAAGAACATGAGGTAACCATTGTGCCATAGCTTCTGCAATAACTTGTTCTACTTCCGATACCAATTCATCACTCATAGGTTCAAACAATACCTTCATTAAATCTGCACCAAAAGTAGGTTGTCCTACTCTTTCACCCTTATTAGTTAATAAGAGATTTCTAATATTACTTCCAGTTTGTGAAAGTGTGGTTTGATTACCAGGAAAGAAACCATCATTCTCATCATGTTTCATAGGTAAACCCAAACCAATTGTTACATCTGGATCTATATCTAATTGTAGGGAACTTCTCGCTCTACCCATTTACTAACTCCATTATGGACGGAAATTTGGCCCGTTCTTTTTCTTTTCTATTGCCTTTAAAACAGCTGAATAATCTTTTGTTAAAGCGTTTGTTACATGCTCAGGAACTTGGTCAACATTCACACCAGCTTTCTTTATAGAATCAACTGCTGCTATTTCTCGTTTCTTTTCCTTTACGGACTCCGTATCTCCTAAACCAGTTTCTCTTGCTAAAATCTGATTTATTTTACTACTATCAAAGACTCCACCACCCATAGTATCAAATCCACCACTTTCTCCTTGTGGAACTCCACCAACGGTTTCATTCAGAACTTTATTAAGTGCCTCATTTGATGTATATTGAACCTCTTTTTTAGGTTGCTGAACTTTTTTTGGTTTTGGTGTAGGTGTTGAAACTAATTCGGTAAGTGAAGATGAATCGTTATCTTTAATAAATATCTCATTCATCTGTTTTTTAACTTCCTTACGAACTACCAATTCGATTATTTTTATTAGTTCTTGTTTCTTCATTGTAAACTCCTTTGTTCATCTAATAAATATTTTGTTTTTATCTTTATACTAATTTTCCGACAACTGGACCTGCTGCTGGTGGTGCTGTATTACTTCCAGCTCCTGTAAATATACTTGTTGTAAATGATGTATGTATCGACTTGGCCATTACATCACAAACTTGTTCTATTGTTCCACCATCCATACCTTTTTTAGTAGATGGTGCAAATGGTGGTGGTGCCGACATTACGGTTGTACCAACTGCATTTATAGTTTTAATTGTATTACCAAAAGTTGTCATTAGTGCGGCAAATGTTGCAACACTTGCGGTAATCAAACTCATAGACGGATCCATTAACTTAAAACTTGACATAATCTGAGTTACCATGGCTGTTTTTCCTGGTGTTAATGTGGCACCATTAACTTTTATCTTTTTACCAACTACTGATGGATCTGGTGCTCCTGATGGTGTTACTAAAGGTGCAGTAATCTGTACTTCAGCATCTTTTGCATAATCTACAATAGCTTTTGCAAATCCTTCAGCACTATCTTTTTGAGATTTTACATCTCCTCTAACATCCGTAAAATTTTTTATAAGATTCTTTTTTAATTTATTTTTATCTAACATAATTAATTTGGTTTCATTAATAAATCACAAAGTTTTGCACGAATAGATTCAAAATCGGCAACTGATGGTGTTGCACTTATAGGTCCACTTGGTCCTGCTCCAGTTGGAATTGCGGTTATATTCAAAATAGATGTAATAAGTTCATCTAATATATCAGTTAATGCCTCACCATAAACAAGATGTTGTTGTCCCATATCATCTCTTTCTTTTACATATCCTGTCACACCTTGTGCCTTACCACCTATTCTTATAAACGAACCTTGATTATCTTTCATTCCTGCACAATCATCAAGATGTACTATCGCACCATCACAAGATTCTAAATGTGCTTTATCATCAAGTATTAAAAATGATGGACACTCACTTGATAAAGTAATCTTATCTGCATCACCCGTTTCACCACCACCCAAGTCAAGTCTTGAATTACCTGGAGTAACTAAACTTATACCACCTGGCACCATAGCCATAGAAGTTCCTCCGCCCGAATTCATAGCAACTCCATCATCTGCATCAACCGTAAAACTTTTTTGTGTCGAAAATCCGATACCATTATGACTGAATCCAAGTATTCTACCTTTCTTACTATTGAAAGTTATTCTATCTGAATTTATAACAATCTGTTTTCCACCTTCTTTGGGTTGGTCATCTTCTTGGTCGGATGACATATATTCATGATTTAATGCATTTGTTTCTGTAATATCAAGTTTAATAGATTGGTCTGTTGTTATCCACACGGAAGAACCATCAGAATTAATATCTTCCTTTACAGGTTTTTTAGGTGAATTTTGTAAATCAGTAACCTCACCACTTTTATTAAAATTTTCTGCATCTGTTAGTTGTCCAGCCCTAATTAAAATATTCGGTGAATTAGGTTTTGCTTCTTCATCACCATGTGAGTTAGGTATGATATTACTACCAAATCTTATTGAGTTTCCCAACCTACCTTGATAAATACTATCTCCTTGATAAGGCCATAATCTTCGTATTTCATTATCTATTTCAAAATGTTCATAAACAAAATCTTCCTCAATGAGTTCATCTGGTCTATATCCACTTAAACCTGGACTAACATTACTATTTACATTACCATATAAATTAATACCACTTATATAATATTGTTCTTTATTATATGTTACAACAACAACATATTCTCCTCGTATTGGATATAAATGTTCTCGTGGTGCTAAAGACCTTATGGGTGAAGTATTCTGTATAGGGTTGTCTTTTTCACTTTTAATCATTCTTGCAGTTATAGAACCCAATAATGAATAATCTTTTCCACTACCATCTGACAAATCTGGTAAATCTTCTTCTTCTAATAAAACACCTATAACTTCTGCCATTTCCAATTCATAAAATTGATTTTCTTTAAAATTTGGAATTGTACTTTTAATTAACTGTAAAACTGCACCCTTTGTTAGAATACCACCAGAAGCTTTTTCTTGACTTGTATTTTTAGGTCTTTTTTCAGTTGTGCCGGCATCCTCATTTTTACCCCAATATGCCATTAACTATCCTTTGATGTTTGAATATCGTCTGTGATTTCGTCTGTTTTTTTCTGAATATCAACAACTACATCATCTATACTTTTGAGTAATTGTTCTTTCTCTTTGTCTGATAAACCAAATTCTGCTTCAGCACCACCCTTAGATTCAGCAGAAATTAATCTCTGAACTACAGTTGCTAACTTAATCAG